GTAGGAGGCACCATTGGCTTTCTAAAGTCACTTCAGAAGGTGGCTAGGGACTTTAATGCTGACGAGGTTATTGTGGCTTGGGATGGTCATGAAGGCTCTGCACGTAAGCGTTCCATGAACAAAGACTACAAGGCAGGCCGAAAACCTGTGAGATTTAATAGAAGAATGATTGAGTTACCACCCGATCAAGAGATGGCAAACAAAGGCTATCAACAAGTAAGGCTGATGGAGTATCTCAACGAGATGCCCGTGATCCAACTTGTAGCAGACTTTACAGAGGCTGATGACATCATTGCTCACGTAATCAACCACAAGAACTACAGTGGATGGATGAAAACCATTATCTCATCTGACAAGGACTTCTTCCAGTTGTGTCGACCTGATGTTCAGATTTATCGACCAATTCAGAAAAAAATTGTTACAGAAGCATCTGTCATTGAAGAGTTCAAGATCCACCCGAAGAACTTCGCATTAGCAAGAGCAATGGCAGGAGATCCATCGGATAATTTACCAGGCATCAAGGGAGCGGGACTCAAGACGATAGCTAAACGCTTCCCTTATCTAATTCGCGAAGACGAGTATGAAGTTGGTGATATCGTAAGAGATTGTGTTATGGTTGGAAAAAAACTTAAGATTCATGAAAACATTCAAAAGGATGAGCAACTAATCAAAGAGAACTATAAGATAATGCAATTACAATATCCCAACATCAGAGCAATGAACCGTGAACTGATCACAAAAGCAGTTATCGATTTTGAACCAACATTTAATAAAATAAAGTTCACACAAATGTTGTTCGCCGATGACGCTAGTCATCTCAACTTTAACGACCTGCAATTAGTATTTCGAAGAATAAATAATTGAAAACACTTGACAACTTGATTATAATAGGTTATATTTAAGTAACTAACAAGTCTGGGAGGACAAATGAAAGAATTAGAAAATAAAGAAACATTTATGCGCTTTGGTGGAAATTTCCAAGAAAACTTATGTCAATTGATGTTTGAAGATCGACCATTTTTCGACCAAATCACAGAAGTGCTTGATGTGTCATTTTTTGAAAGAAAATACTTACAAGTTTTTGCGAAGGCATTGATTGATTATAGAGACAAGTATAACACACATCCAAACACCGAAGTAATGATTACTGTTTTGAGAACAGAGTTAAATCATCACGATAAGGCAACTCGAGATAAGGTGAGAACTTTTTTCGATAAAGTTCACAATTCAGAAGGTGTCGAAGAGGCTCCATTTATCAAAGACAAGGCGATTGACTTCTGTCGTAAGCAAATTCTAAAATCAGCCATGCTCCAATCGGCAAAGCTTCTAAAGTCATCATCATTCGAAGCTATCGAGAAACTTATTAAGGATGCGTTGGTTCTCGGAACAGACAACAACTTTGGACACGACTTTCGCAAAGATCTGCTTAAGCGTTTTGAGCTAAGATCTCGAGATCCAATCTCAACCGGATGGGCTCGAATGGATGAGATTGTTAAGGGCGGCCTTGGAAAGTCAGAGTTGGGAGTCGTTGTTGCTCCAACTGGCGCTGGCAAGTCTATGGTGCTCGTTCACCTCGCCACCCAAGCGTTACTTAAGGGAAAGACTGTTGTCTACTATACGCTCGAACTTAAAGATACCGTGGTAGGTCAACGATTCGATTGTTGTATTACCGATGTTCCACTGAATGAACACATGCAAAGACAAAAAGAAATCGTCACGAAGGTGAAAGACCTTGAAGGCACTCTAATTATCAAGGAGTATCCAACCAAATCTGCTTCCGTGTCTACCCTCAAGAATCACATTGAGAAGTTGCGGAAGAGAGGCATAGAGCCTGACATGATCTTGGTTGACTATGCTGACTTATTACGTCCGTCTCGAGCCACTGGTGAGAAGCGGCACGAATTAGAGGAGACCTACGAAGGTCTTCGTGGCCTTGCTCAATCTTATGAGATCCCTTGTTGGACTGCATCTCAAACAAACCGTGGAGGTCTCAATGCTGAAGTTATCACTATGGAAGCGATCTCTGAAGCGTTTAACAAGTGTTTCGTTGCTGACTTTATCTTTTCTCTGTCGAGAACTGTGCAAGATAAGCAAGCGAACAAAGGTCGTCTTTTCGTCGCAAAGAATAGAAACGGTCCCGATGGTCTTGTGTTTGATGCTTTCGTTGACTGGTCTGATGTTACCATCAAGGTGCTGGACAGAGATGAATCAGCAGAGAAAATGCAATCAACGTCGGATGCATTGCAGATGCTCAAAGACAAGTATGCTAAATCAGGGAAATAAATTATGAAAAAGATTATGAAAGAGTGGAAAGACTTTATCAACGAGTCCAACGAGTCCACTGGAAAATACGAACATTATTATGATGAAGGAAGTGAAATGCATGTCGCAAAGCCGTCATCTTTAAGTCTATCATCTACCCATTATAATGAGGTTGCGGGCGAATACGAACCTATTAGTCCATTATTCGATATCGAAGACAACATTCCTTCTTGGATCAATCAAATTGCAGATGATATGGCTTCGCTTAAGGTGCCGAACATAGTTGTTATGCTATGTGAACCTTACGGCGATAGTCATATCGCATCTGTGGTGGACGGAACCGAAAGTTCCGTTCCGATATTTTGTCTAAATATTGATCGCATAATGAAATATGGAAAAGGAGCACATGAGGAGATTGTTCAAGATTCAATTCTGCATGAATTAGGACATGTCTACATTAGAAATCATGGAGTAGAATACAAAGAGATCGAAGAAGAAGTGGTGGAAGATTATGCAATGTTCAGAAATAAATCTTTACTGGATGAATACATAAGCCAGCACACACAAGAACAATAGGGCAACATATTCAAATAAAGAAAAAAAATACTACAAAAATTAACAGGAGTAAGTAATGGATTTAGAGAAGAAGATTTTATCGGACATCACCGTCCACATGAAGTATGCACGATTTCTTGAAGAGGAGAATCGAAGAGAAAACTGGGACGAATTAGTTACCAGAAATATGAACATGCATATTAAAAAATTTCCTAGTTTAGAGCAGGAAATACGAGAGAACTACAAGTTTGTTTATGACAAGAAAGTTCTCCCATCAATGAGGAGTATGCAGTTCGGAGGCAAGCCAATTGAGGTTTCTCCAAACCGCATTTTCAACTGTGCTTATGCACCAGCAGATGATCCACGAGTATTTGGAGAGATCATGTTCTTGCTTCTTGGCGGCACAGGCGTTGGCTATTCAGTGCAGCGTCACCATGTAGACAACCTACCTGAGATTCGTCGTCCATCAAACAAGAGGACTCGCCGCTTTCTTATTGGAGATTCTATCGAAGGATGGGCTGATTCTGTAAAGGCTTTGATGATGTCTTACTTTAAAGGCACATCGAAGTTACGTTTTGACTTCTCAGACATCCGTCCGAAAGGTGCGAGACTAGTTACATCCGGCGGTAAGGCTCCCGGCCCACAGCCACTCAGAGAATGCTTAGTGAAGATCGAAGGAGTCTTAGATGCTAAAGAAAACGGTGACAAACTCACTCCTATTGAGGTGCATGATATCATCTGCTACATTGCGGATGCAGTTTTGGCGGGGGGTATTCGTCGTGCCGCCCTTATATCTTTATTCTCTGCTGATGACGAAGATATGCTCTCGGCAAAAGCAGGAGCGTGGTGGGAACTCAACCCTCAACGAGGACGAGCAAACAACTCTGTAGTTGTAATGCGCCATAAAATTGACAAATCAACATTCGGAGACCTTTGGAGGAGAGTAGAGGAGTCACGATCAGGCGAACCCGGATTTTATTTCTCAAATGATAAAGAGTGGGGCTGCAACCCATGTTGCGAGATCGGCTTAAGACCATTTCAGTTTTGCAACTTAGTTGAAATCAATGTTTCTGACGTTTCAACCCAAGAAGACCTAAATGCCAGATCTCGCGCAGCGAGCTTTATAGGCACCCTTCAGGCTTCGTATACGGACTTTCACTACCTAAGACCTATCTGGCAAAGGACAACGGAGAGAGATGCCCTTATCGGCGTTTCTATGACTGGTATCGCATCTGGCGGAGTTTTAGATCTTAGTATGGCCGAATCATCTCTAGAAGTGTCAAAGATGAACCGCCGAGTGGCAATGCAAATTGGAATTAGGCAAGCTGCACGACAAACATGTGTGAAACCAGCCGGAACAACTTCTCTTACTCTTGGAACATCAAGTGGCATCCATGCATGGCACAATGACTACTACATCAGACGACTTCGTGTTGGAAAGAATGAGGCAATCTATCATTACCTCGTCCAGAACCTACCTGAGCTCATCGAGGACTGTCGCTTCAGACCACACGATACTGCTATCCTATCTGTTCCTCAAAAAGCTCCTGAAGGAGCAATAACGCGCCATGAAAGCGCAATTGATTTGCTCGAGAGGGTAAAGAAGGTTTCCAATGAATGGATCAAGCCAGGTCACAAAAACGGCAATAATACACACAACGTATCTGCAACCGTTACGATCAAAGATGGAGAGTGGGAAAATGTTGGAAAGTGGATGTGGACAAACCGTGAGGTCTACAATGGACTCAGTGTCTTACCTCATGATGGTGGAACGTATGTTCAAGCACCTTTTGAGGATTGCGATAGGGAAACTTACGAAAGAATGCTTGAATTGGTAAAAAACATTGACCTTGACCTAATTACAGAGACGACAGATGAAACAGATTTGTCTGGTGAAATCGCCTGTGGTGGTGGATCCTGTGAAATATTTTAATATACAAGGAGCGAATATGCGCGAACAATTAGAAAACATCATAACAGAATTACAAGAAGCCCTTATGGACGTTGACAAGGTAGAGGCTGGGTCCTACGGATATAAGTCTGCTGCTCCTCGCGTCAGGAAGATGCTTATGGAGGCCTCGAAAAATCTTCGTGACATTCGATCTGATGTTCAAAATAAAAAGAAAGAGCACGAAGAAAAGTAAACTTTCGACTTGACAATTCAATCATAATGTGTTATAATATAGGCAAGGACACTTATCTTTGTCCAATTTATAACACATTATGATTTTTTTATTTGGAGGAAAAATGAAATTTGAACCACACAACAGACACCTATGGATTTTACCAAAAGAAGAGGTGAAAGAAGACAGGGAGTCTCCTCTCTTCGTAATGCCGGATGAATATCAACCACCCAAGTCTCCCTACGTCGTTGGAGAGATTCTGGCAATGGCTTGCGATTGCGAGATTAGCCTAGATGTTGGAGACATCATCGTAGTTGAAAGATCAACAGTTCAGGAGATAAAAGCCGATTCAGACACTATTTACGTCGTTAAAGAAAATTATGTCTACGGGAGACTAGAAGAATGAAACTAACAAGCAAAAAACTACAAAGCCTCATCATGGAAGTTATGGATGAAGCAAAAGCATCCAAGTATGATAGAGTAATGAGTATCCTCAAAGGCCAAGACCCTTCAGTTAATACCATTGCGATCATGTCTGGACAGAACCCAATGGCCAAACAAGCTAGCGCACTAGACAACGAATATCTCAAAAGAGATCTGGAAGCAGCTATCGAACAAAAGGGGATGAAGTATCTCCGTGTTGGAGGAAATTTCATGGGCATCTTCGAGCAATCAGCAATGATTATCAACCCACCAGACAAAGATGTCATCGAACAGCTAAATAGACAATTCACACAATGGGGTTTTGTTTGGGGCGAGAAGATGACTATCGAAGAAGGTAATGACAAGATGGTATTCACTATGTATGAGGTTGATTACGACAACGATATGGGCTTCAGAAGAGCACCAGGATCTGAGCAAGTATCTCAGGTTATGGATGATGAACTTATGCAAGGCGATTCTGACTACTCATTCATACCAAAGGCTGGACAAGGTGGTCCAGACTCCAAAGTCGGAAAGAAATTTGGTATACCACTTTACGAATCTGAGGAATAGATGAAAGAAGTAGAACTCTACGGAGACGGCATTGGAAAGGTGTCTTATGTCCAACATGTTGGAGACGATAAGATGATTGCCAATGCTGCCCGTGTGTCTTTTGGGCAAGACAACATAAAACCCCTTACAAAGAGAGATAAGGGCTTGATCAAGTATCTGATCGAACACAAGCACACATCTCCCTTCGAGCACAACTCAATCACATTTATGTTCGAGGTTCCTATGTTCGTCAGATCTCAACATATGAGACACAGAACATGGGCCTACAATGAGATCTCACGCCGCTACACTGAAGTAGACCTTAAGTTCTACGAACCAAAAGCATTCAGAACACAGCATGAGAGCAACCGCCAAGCATCTAATCTCGACGGCTTAATAGATCCTGTAATTGCACCACGCTTTGCTGATACCTACATTAAGTCCTCAGAGGCAATGGCTGACTTTCACAAACACTCTTTAGATTTGTTCGACAGCCTAATCAAGGCCGGTGTTTGTCGAGAACAGGCAAGAGGAGTTCTACCTCAAAATCTTTATGCGAAGTATTATGGAACAGTCAACTTATCCAACCTAATCAAGTTCATTGACCTAAGAATTCATGAGGGCGCTCAATGGGAGATCCAGAAAGTTGCCGAGGCGTGTCTAGATATTGCATCAGAAATATGGCCCTACTCTATTGGAACATATCGTGCCGGCAGAGAATCCTAAGTTTAAAAAGGGAGACCTGGTCAATGTAATAGATGATGTCGATCTCTTGCAGGGGCTAACCTTGGGAATAATAATATCAGAACCAACCCTTATGTTCGTATACAAGTCTGAATGTATACCGAGTTCGAATGAAAATTATTGGGTTTATGATGTTGTTGTCGGAAATCAACTAATTAGAGAACTACCAGAACAGATAATGAAGGGGCTTAAAAATGAAAATGAAAAAAATTCTTAAAGAGTGGAGAAGATTTGTAATCACAGAAGGTGTGACCTTGCAAGATGAACAGCTAGGGGCACCTGATGGATGGTTTTCAGAATGGAATAACACTCTGGGTTCCATAGGCTCTCACCCAGAGTGGAGAAAAAAGCTTAAAACTGAATATGGCTCATTTGTTCAATCATTGACGGATATGATCAATAACCCTGCGACGATGAAAGGCGACAAGAAGGAATATGAAAGACTTGTGAGTGCGATAAACTCTGGTTTCGCATACCACTCTAACGATCCCGATATGAAAGGGTTGATTCCACCATTCGATGAAGTTGTCAAAATTAAGTTGGACATCTATTTTAATTCACCCAACATTTCTCAAGAAGATAAGGACTTTTTCGCTGGTAACTATGAAAGGATCATGAGCTACGGATTAGAAACCATGGCTCCGAATAGGCAAACTCGCGGTCCAAGAGCAAGTTTTAAAGGCAACACAGCCTTCTACGGCTCAATGGACGATTGGTATATGTTCGGCGATGGATTTTCAGATACAAGAAAAGTCATGGATGTTTACTTTGATAAGAAAGATAGACCACCCGCTTCAGCTCCACCAGAAGTCAACGAACCATCTGAATCAGAGGAGACAAGCAGGAAGATGCAAGATAGAGCTGACTTTTTGAACAGCTT